ACTTGAGATTCACCAGCCTCGCATTCTTTGGTAGGATTGTAACCAACAAACCCTACACCTTTAGTAGTGCCGGAAGCTGCTACAATATTCCCAGACGCGTTTAACGCTACATATTGTCCAGCTTTTAAAGAAGCAGATACAGTTGCATCTATTTGAAAGGATTGTGTTAAGTCGCTACCGCCCACGACTATACCTTTCTGATTTTCAACGGTAAGTAAATTTATTGACATAATTAATAATTGTTAGGGTTAGAATTAAACACTGCATGAGAAGGTTGTGCATCAGATGGACGACCTTCTAATTCTTGAACAGTTAGAGAGTTTTTAGCCATACCTGGCTTATCTTCATCTTCCGGCTCTTCTTTTTTATCCTCGCTATTTTTAACGTAATTTTTCAAAGCATTAGCAATCATACTGTTAATTTCTTTTGTTTGCATAGAATTAAAAGCTGGCTTTTCATCTTCTTTCTTTTTTTCTTTTTCATCTTCTGCGGCATTTTCTGCTACATCTTCTTTCTTTTCTGCTACATCTTCTTTTTCTTTCTTTTCTGACACATCAGCAGAATTTTCTACAATCTTTTGTGATAATTCTTGGCTTTCTACCTTTTCTCCTTCTTTTCTAAAAAGTCCCATATTGTCTAACTCCTCGTCTGTTAAATTATTAAGTACCACCTTAGCATCAGTGTATCTTGGTTGGTTACTACTGATAGTAATATGATTAGGTATTCCATCTGTGATAATGTAGCTATATGCAATAGAATTATGTATACCTGATTGCTGTGCAGCTTTTTTTTCATAAGCACAGCTTGCGTATGCTTTACCTTGCAAAGCCAATTCTTTAATTTCTTTGTTGTTAGTGACAATTTTAGCAGTGGCGTACCCATTTTCTAGACAAACATCTGAAACAAAGCATACAGCTAAATCATCTACATTAGAAGCATCTATAATCTTATGTTCACCTAAAATTACTGGTGTACCTTTAAATCTCCCTCCTATAACCCCTACAACCTCGCTAGAAATAAAATGATTGACATCTTCATATTGCACAATACCTCTATCAAGAAATGTAAATTTATATTCGGACGCTTGTATGCCGTCGTCCAGCAACGCATCGCCAACAAATACTAATTGATTAAGTGCAAATGATTTCATAAACACATAGCATGAGCATAGCTATCGAACTTGTCAAGTATTTATTAATAAATATCTACTATGTCATCGTGACTGCTTCAAAGATAGGAATCCTTTCACACCTACAGCCAAAATCTTCGCCAGGGTTTGCCCTTCTACCTGTTTTCTCGTCTACAATAGGCGGTGCATCAAAATAAAACATCTGTCCATCTAATTTTTTATGAGCAGAGCGCACCACTATATCTTTAGAAGTAGACCACTTATACCGCTTAACACCTATTTCTTTATATTTTTGCTCAGAATATTTAGCTTGTAAAATGCGTGTTTCTTGACTAGCTAAAAATTTAGCTTTACTTTGTGATACGTTAAATCTTTCTTTAATAACCTTTTGCACACTGCTAGAGCGTCTGCCAGCCAGTACATTTTCTTGTATTATCTGTCTAAGCTCAATGACTTCGTCATTAATAAATTTTTGAATAACCAACTCAAGGTTAGAGCTATAATTAATTGCCACGGCTTGTTGCACCTGTTTAGAGATTATAGGCTCTATGCCTATGTTTAACTGCTTATTGATAGATCCTACAACATTTTCAAATACTTTGGAAAACAAAGGATTATAGTTTTCTAAGCCATCAGTATTGATTGCAGCCAATCTTTTCAATGTTATTTCTTTGCGTCTTTGCTTAATATATTCTCCTTCCAAAACACTATCAATAATAGTGTTTTCTCCAAATTCATCAAATACATAGCCTTTAAATCGTCTATTATATTCTGCGCCCCGCAATCGTAAGGTTGCGACTATTTTACTATTAAATTTGCCAGTAATTAACCCGCTGCCTACTTCATATTGTATCACGCCATCAGCTATTAATGATTTTATTAAGTCGTCTACTTGGTTTTCTGCTAATTCTAGCAGCAATAAAGGCTTGTATAGTATGTCTTCTATACTCTGTAAAATTAGCTTTCTCAGGCTTCCTATATTGCGTATAGACACAGGTTTTAACGGCTTCCCTAGCTTCACTAGTCTAATTGTAAAATATTAGACTTGCTTAATTCGCTTTTAAATTCCTCATCACTTAGTACGCCTTTGCTGTATAAATCTGATAAACGTGTATATGCTGATTGTTTGATTGCTTCTTCCTCTTGTGCGGTTACCTCTGTAAGTGGCGGGAATTTAATCTCAAACCATGTAGGCGCAATTAAACCAGCTTTCAAAAAACAAGCAGTCATTATATCTTTAAGCACAGGCTTTAAAGGATTCTGTATAGTGCTGCGGATATAACTATTATAGTTATCATTCTCGTGTTGCTTTGTGGACCAAGCAGCCTGTTGTTCGCCGTATAGTTTGCTCATAGGCATTCTTAAAGCAGATGCCATATCTAATCTTATCTGTGTGAGCATTTCTGCTAGTCCTGCAAAGTTTAACTGTTTCTGCTCAAAACTATCATCTGCATCTAGCAACATTAAACTTGAGTAATCTTTTATTTTATTTGTCAATTCTGCAAGCTTTGCCATCTGCGCAGTCCCCTCGCCAGTTATTAATTGCTCTCTATACCCAGCAATCTTTAAAACAGAGATTTTAGCTTCATCAAGGATTTCATATATCACATTTCTAGCCTTAATATGCCGATTAAGAACTTCTAGTATTTGCTCGATAACGCTTGCGCCCCAACCTCGCAAATATAACCAACTAGTTCTATCAAGTGTATTTTTGTTCTTAAAAACAGTTAATCTATCAAAGCTGCATGCTCTGCTTGCATCGTTAAAAACATGTAGCCAGAAGTCTTTAACACTTGAATTATACTCAAGTGTTAAATCTTTAGTAATTGCATTACCTAAATTAATCTGCTTAGTGTTAATCCTCCATCTATCCACCACTAAACAACTTAGATCGCTTTTAGGCGTAATATCTAGCTTAGCAGTTAAATCTTGATTGCCATCCAGCATAATTAAGCCAGCACCGCCATATAGCCTAGAATACTTGGCAAGTTTAGCAATCTTATCTATTCCTATGCATTCCTCAAACGTATCCATAGCTAATTTAATGTCGGCTGCATCTAATTCATGAGATACTAAGTCAAAGCCACGGGACAAAGCATCTTCTACCGGCAAATCAATAGCAGTTTGTACAATATTAAAACTGTTATAGCAATTTTCTAGATTAGGATACTCTAGCGTTATTTGTGGTGCGTGTGCTTCGCTATTAGCATTCGTGGTTTGAAAATTTTTGCTTGCTGCTAACTGCGAGGATAAATCAGTTAATCTATTTTCTGTTAATTTTTTTGTTGTTTGCTTTTTTATATCCATTTTTTAAATATACATTGATAATGGTATAGAGTTTTGCTGTCTACCTTCAGCTATATTGATAGCATCTATTAAAGTATCTACTATATCATCGTGTTTGTGACTGTCATCTTTTTTGAAAGCAATAGATTCATTAATAATCTCGTTACACATGCCTGTATTAAATCTTGGCAAGCAAACATTACCAGAAGCTATATAATCTAATACACCTTCTAATCTTTCAGTCTTATCTTTGGTTCTAGGGACGGGAATTACTGGTATCCTAGTTTGCCGTTTAAGAGTCTGTATTAGCCCTGTACCACTAGCTTTATCTTCAATAAAAAATCCACTTAAACCTGTTTCATAAAAAGCAGTATTCCACTTCTTAAAAACTTGTCCTGCCTTCTCTATTAACTCTGGTGCTTCCCATTTACCACGCACCATATCAAGCCACAAGAGGTCGGAATCTGTCACGCCCCAAACGCTAAAAACGCTATAGTCGTTATGCTCACGCACTTTCATAGCTGTATCAGCAGTAACAAATAACCTTTTTATTTTTGCTGGATATTCAGAATAATAATTATAATAATCTTTTTTGATAACATTACCGCCCGCAATAATAGGCTCTTGTTGGTATTGTGCATAAAAATAATCTGGACGGATACTTTTAATTTTCAAAAGCTCCTCTGTAGAAATAGTATCATTCCATGCCGATTTTTTCTCATCAACTAAACCTTGACATCTAATAACAGTATAGTCTTTGTCATTTTCTAAACAACCTGCTAAATCTTCTATATGCAATCTTTGCATAATTATAATGATGGGTACTTTTGGGTTATTTTTGCGATTGCTTAAAGTCTCATAAAAATAATCTACACTTTTTTGTCTAGCAATTTCTGATCTTGCATCTGAAGGCTTCAACGGATCATCGATTAGTAATGCTCCAGAAAAATAAGGCGTTTTATCACCAGCTCCAAAACCTGTCACTGCTCCACCTTGCGAGACTGCATAAGTTTTCCCACCGCCCAATATTTGCCACAGCCTCTTTGAGTCTTGAGACTTAGAAAAAGACAGCCCAAACACATTAGTAATAAAATCTGATCCTATTATTTTTTTTATATCATCTGAAAAGTTCAATACTAGATTATCTGAATAGCTGGTGTACAAAAAGTTACACTCTTTATTTATACAATAAGACCACGCCAACCAATACTTAACAATCGTCGACTTGCCAAAGCGTGGAGGCATATTGATAATTAAATTATTAGTCTGCAATTTGCCACGCACGATTAACTCTAAAGCATTAATGATCTGTAAATGAAAATCTTGCAAGTGAAATTCTTTTTTTTCTGCTGCGTAAAAAGCAACCTGTAAAAACTTCTTAAACGATTGCTGTAATAACAACCTTGTAGATTCTTTTAGCCTACTTGACTGCAACTTATTTATAACATCATCATCAATATTCATTTTTAAAATATTAACAGAAGATAATTATTATCAGCCCTATGTCGCAACCATACAAACCTAGCATTACCACTAGCTTTCCTTTATTTTGTTTTTT